TTGTTGACGTGGTAAAGTCCCATTTGATGCGACAACTCGATGTAGTTCAACGCACCAAAATAGTCGGGTTTTGGATAGTAAGAACTTCCTGCCATCATTCCGTGAGCATAGATAACTTGACGCGGTTGTTCTTGCGCTTGTGAAGGGTTGAATGCAGGAATGAACTCTGGCTTTCCTTTCTTACTTCGTGAATTTTTCCAATCGCGTGAATACCAAATTCCTGTTATTTCTTCTTCTTCTTTATCGTAAGCTAAACGGCAATTCTCAAAAGGCAAATGGTTAATCTTTACAACGCGAGTAAAGTCCATCGACCAAATAACTTCAGCAACAAAAGCACCTTGTAACTTTAAGTCGAAAGAAATGCCTTGTAAAGCATTGTCGAGAATCGTTCCTGTACCTTGTCCTTCAATCATAAACGCAATTGAGTTAGTCAACGCGTTGTGAATTGGAGAGTTGTAGTAAAGGTCGATTAAGTATTGTGGGTATAAGTTGTTATTTCCGTAGTCAATCCAACCTTGACGATTCTCTTTCTCGACCGCTTCGGTAGGTATGTAACGGCTTAACGCTATTTGTTGAATGTTGCTCATTTTATGCGCCTGTATATATTACATCGACAGGAATTGTCGGTGTTGAAACGTCAAAGTAAATAGTTCCGTCTTGAAGAATCATTGAACCACGTTCAACTAAACCAACAACGGATTCATCTGTTGGATCTAAATTGCTACTGCTGTTTTGTCCGTACACTTGGTACTTGTATTTTCCAGCATCAGTTAGACCAACTGTTGTCAAACGTATTTTAGTAACACGTTCGTTTTCTGTTATTACGTCAACGACTTGAGCGAGTTGTTCGCCTGTCATTTCGTAAGTTAAAATTAAAAGATAGTTCGTGAACGCAACATTGAAATACTGACGACCTTCATCGAGTGAAAGCCACGCATATTGGTTAGCCGTGTTTGTGTTCAAATAAACCATTCTATCTTTTTATTTGTTGAATAAATTTACAACACAGAGGGGAAATGCTCCCCTCTATGTGTAAAAGTTTTTTGTTTAGTCAAGGATTGACAAAGGCGCACCGCTCAACTTATAAGCTCTCTTTGGGCTTTCGTGAGTGAATGCCAAAGTGAAACCATTAGCGTCACCAAGTGCAGTTCCTGTTGCAGCTGTTGCAGTAGAAAGGTCTGCTCCGTACTCGTAACCAACAGCCCACCAGTTGTCATTTGAATCGTTAACGAAAACAACAGGACGAGCCTTTGCAACTGTTTGTAATTCTAAACGCTTTGCAGAAGACAATTTGTGCAACATTACGTTAACGGTTTGAGTATAGAATACTGTTCCGTTGTCGCGGTTAAAGTTGATTGTTTCTTCGAAAGAACCTGTTTGAGTAGGTAATTCGTAAGTGTACAAATCACCTGCAACTGGACCAACGATTGTAGTAACGATTTCGTTTGCATCCAAAGTCAACGAAGTAACTGTGTCGCAAAGAATAATTTTCTTGATACCACCGATTCCATCTTTGCAATCGAGTGTAAATCCTGTACTTAATTCGCAGGGAGGGCACATAAGCGTATAATTTTTTTTTATTAGCACAAAAGAGGGGTGGTTTTTATGCCACCACCTCTCTATGTGCAAGGGTTAGAATGGTTGAGATTATGCTTGGTAAAATGCGATTTCATCACCGAAACCGTACTGAACACCAGCGAAGAATGAACAAGCGAAACGAACGTTGTCAGACAAATCTTTGTCGTACATATCCAACACCGCTACTGTGTTCCATTGGTCTTTCAAGTTAGTACCGAACCAAAGGTTGCTCTTTTGGAACATAGCCATTGTGTCGTTAGACATTCCGGGACATTCAATGATGTCGTATTGTCCTTGCCAAGTCATCTTCACAGTCTCACCTTGGTAAAGGTAGCTTCCACCACCAAGACCTAAGATTGCAGTTCTGAATGCTTCAGCAACGTTTGAAGATACTGCGATAACAGGCTTTTCAGTAGCACGACGAACCTTTACAGGTAAAGTCAAAACTAAACGAGCCATTTCGTCGATTACGTTAGTGCTGTCGATAGCAACAGGAGTAGAAACGTAAAGAACTGAAGCATCAGCCAAGAACAAAGTTTCAAAACCTGCGTACTCACCTGCAGTAGCGTTAACACCTTGCCACATAACAACTTCGTTGTTTGCAGCGATTCCTGCCATTACGTTAGCAATGATAGCGTCAGTCAATGAAGCGTGAAGGTATCCGTCTTGCTCAGATTTAGCTTCCCAGTCAGCCAAGAAGTCTTTCTTACAAAGTTGTCTGTGAACTTGGAATTTTTCCAAAGTCAAGATACGCTCTGTAAGTGTTACTGTTCCTGTTGGAGTGAAATCGCAAGTCGCGTTAGCAAAAGTGATGTTATCAACTAATTTGCGAACAACTTGTTTGTACTCGATGTTTTCTTTGAAAGTAACCGCAGCCAAAGACTCGTTACTCAAAAACGCAGCGCGGATATATCCTGCTGCCTCTTTACCAGCAAAAGTGGTAGTTAATGAAGTGGTAGTAGCCATTTTTTATTTGTGTTTTTTTTTATTTGTTTAAGTGAAAAAAGAAGCGTTCTTCAGCCGACATTTTAGAGTAAGGCTTTGAAGGCGCTGATTGTTTGTTTTGTTTTACTTCTTTGATTGAAGGAGCAGCAGGTTGTGCGCTCAACTTCTCAACGTTTGAAGAAAGTTCTGCGTTTGCCTTTTTCATTTCAGCAAGTTCAGATTCTAATTTTGCAACCAAAGACAAAAGACCTTCAACCTCTGCGTTGAATGTTTCTTCTTTAGCTTCTTCAACTATTTCTGTTGCTTGTTCTTCAGCAACAACTTCTGCTTCTGGCATTTCTTCTTCAGCAGTAGCAATTTCTTCTACAAGACCACCTGCAACAGTTACAACTTGACCATCTGCTGTCTTATATTCTCCGTCTAACACAACAACCTCGTTGCCGTCTGCGTCTTTAGAGAATACACGAACACCAACTGCCCAAGCGTCGCTATCTGTGTAGATGCTTGTTCCGTCCTCTAAAATCGCTTCAACCATTTGTTTTACCTCTACAACCTCTTCGGCTGATAGGCTAACATTGTGTTTAGCGAATAGAGCGTTTACTTTTTCGCGTAAGTTCATATAAGTGTTTATTAAATGTTTAGTACCTAAATAGAAAAGAATGTACATTTGTTTCATAATTGATTCTTTTCATAGTTTCTATTTTGATTTTAGGTTTGAACGGGGGAGTGATTACCCCCGTTTTTTTTATCCTAAAGTGTCAAGAATAGCGTTTAATACTTTCATTTCGTCCTCTGTCAATCCGTACGTCTTAAAACCCATTTTACCGCCCTCATTTGTTATCTTGGTGAGCGCGTTTAGAAACAGGTTTGCATCGTCGTTGAACAATTCGACTTTAAGAAACCCCCCTGCTTCGATATTCATTGTCTATTTGTTTGGATCGTAAGCCCAATTTTTAAGTGAAATAGTGCGCTTACTTCCGCAGTCGTTTCCGTTGCTGTCAGTTAGCAAATCACCTGCTGTATTTTCTTTCATTCGATTAATGAAGGCAATTGTCTTTCCTGCCCACTCAAAATGTTTATTAGTCCATTCGTCTTTATTCGTTGAAAGAAGTTCAAGATTGCGGTCAATAGGTGAGCGGTCAAGTGAAGCAAGAGTTGAACATTCTGTTTCTGACCACGATTTAAGTTCTGAATAAGTCATATTCACAGCGCTCATATAGTCGTCGTAGCGCATTGCAATTTCTTCTGTAATGGCTAACTCTATCTCTTCGAGTAAAGTTGGTTCTTGGTTGCTCATATACATCTCTTTCTCTGCAATGAAGTTTCCTTCTATTGAGAAACCTAACACCTCTTTGTTTTGAATCTGTTGTTTTACTTCTTCGTTCTCCACTTTCATACAACCAAACCACGTTCCTTCTGGAAGTGAAAAGCCGAAGTTCTTACTCTTGTCGTTCTCGCCTTCGATTATCCACGTTTCAACAAGACTAACTCCGTCAACAACTTTCGCGTGTTCAACTGTTGCGTTATTTTGGTTGGCTTGTTTCAAATAATTATAAGCAATGGCACGAATTGTTTCTTTCGAATACTTAACGTAGTATTCCTCGTTCGTTTCCTCGTTGCGTCTGTATATCAGTTGGTCGGGAATGAGCAAAGCACCATACAAAAGACCTCTAAAATCTTCTTTGAACTTCACGTTGTGTTGTTCGCTTAACGCTACAAAATCGACACCAATTGCAGGTTGTTCTACAACGCTAATAGCATAAACACCAAGTGTTCCTTCGTCGTCTATGCCGTACTCAATTACTTTAATTTTTTTGTTCATTGTTTTATTTTTTAGCCACCAAGTCTTGCTTGATTATTTATTAATTGTTGTGCTTCTAAATTGCTTGATACTTGACCGCTTAAGACGTACGCTTGTAGTGGTGGTTGTTGTTGCGGTTGAATTCCCAAGAAGGCGAAGTTGGCAGGTGAAGGTGCTTGTGTTCCTCCTCCACCGCCACCAACTCCACCCAAATTACTTCCCCCACCTGCATTATTCGCTCCTCCAAATTGCGTTTGTTGAATCTTAATGACGTTTGCAAGACCTGCTGTTAATGCAATACCAGCCTCAACGAATTGCGCTCCTGTTGCAAGTTTAGCAGGGTTACCTCCTGCGGTTAAAGCAGCGTTGACAGCTTGATAAGTATTTATTATTGCTTGTGATAATGAGAACGCTTTGTTTAACTTAAATTGATTTCGTGCAGCAGTTTCGCTTTTAGCGTTGAAAGCCATTGTCAAACTCGACAAAGCACCGAAAGCGTCCGAAGTCATTTGAACACGCTTCGCTAATATCTCTCGTTGATGTTGCTCTACTTTCTTTTGTGAAGCAATAATAGCCTTTGCGAGTTTGTCTTCTTGTGAAACGATATTGTTTACAACCTTCGCGTTGAGTTCAATGCGTTTCATTCCAATAGATTCTATTTTCTCAAAATGAGTTTGCGCTCTTACTGCATTATCTTGGTCAATCTTGTTTATATCTAACCCCATTTGAGCAATGCTATTCGCTAACTGCGTTTGAGATAGAAGCGCTTGGTCTTCCATTTCTTTAATAGCGTTAATCTGTTCAGATGTATTGCCGAAAATAGCATCAAGAACCATTGACTGAGCGCCAACGATTGTATCATAGGCTTGAATAGACGTATCTATTGTTATTCCAACGTAAGAAAGAAGTTCTTTAGTCTTTGAAAACAATGTGTCAAAAACGTAAGCCATCAATTTAGGAACAGCAAGACCTACCTCTTGAATACCTTTAAGAACTAATTTCAGATTCTCATTTCGTTGTAAATCTGCTTTTGCGTTTGCAATGTTTTGAGCGTCTGTTATCTTCTTTTGTTCGAGTAATGCTTTCGCTTTTTCTATTTGAGCCTTTAAAATATCTTTATCACTCATTCCCTGCTCTTTCATTAAAGCAGTTGAAGCGTTGATAAGGTCATATTCTAATTGTCTTGCCTTTAATGCAGATTCATTCGCTTTCGCTGCTGCTTTCATCTTTTCGGTTAAACCACCTAAGGCTGAATCCAGATTCGGAATTGCTTGACGTAGTTTGTCCATATTCATCGCAACAGCTGCAATGGCTGCACCAAGTAGTAAAATTGGATTAGCTAAAATAGCTTTTGCAAGATTCATAAAACCACCAACAAGACCACCTACTTCTTCTTTTAGTGTTCTAAAGTCGATACGTTTTACAGCAGAACCCATTCCTGTAAGCGCTTGCCCTGCACCTTTCAAGTCCAAGTCCATAAGACGCGAACCGAACAATCCAATGTTATTCGAAAGACCTTCGAAAGCGTTACCTGCGTTTGCGCTAATCTCTGCCGATAAGTCGCTGATATTGTCTTTCAATTCAGCAGCGCGGGCAGAGGCTTTCTTGAACTCCTCGCTTGATTGATCCATTGTGAGCAACTGCTGTTGCAATGCTCTCAATTCAGCCTTCGCGCTTGTGAATCCTTTAGCGGTATTTTCTGCTGCGTCTGCGGTTTGGTTTAAGACCGTTACCGCATTACTCGATATATTGAACTCTTTTGTCGTTGCCATTTAGAAGAAGATTGTATATAAGATAAATATCCAAAACGCAAGATTTACGGAAATGCGAGTTACTTTCCAAGCGTAGTATTTCCACATTTCCAACTTACGCTTTCCGTTAGCCATTTTCCCACTTTCGCCTTCCGTCTTGATGTTGAGTTTTATAAACTCTAAACAAGCAATCATTTCGTGCGCTTTACTTTGTAGATGTTCCCTTGAAGTCGCTTCCATTTGATATAATTGTAATTGTGTCTCCTAAACCTGTAAACGTTACGCTTCCGCTACCTTCAACCGTTTCTCCTGTGTACGCTTGAACTGTTACGTTATTTGCAGATGCTGACTTCTGAATGACAAACTCACGTCCTGCTGTTGTCGTAGCAGAAGGTAAATAGATTGTTATATCGTTGCTCGTTGTATCTGCGAACAACACGCGGTCAAAATTAGTTACAACGTAGTCTGTCGTTATCGTCTTAACTGGTTGACTAACTCCTGCGCTAAATGTAACAGGCGCACCGAATTTAGTCGGTGCTAACGAAGGCGCTTGTGAAGTAATGAAAGAACGCGTTCCGTTGTTTGGTATTGAATAGCAATTGTTCTTCGCGCTGTTCCAATAGTAACCAAATCTCAAACAACAGTCTTGTGTTGGTGTTGCGGGGTCTCCGTTTGGAGTTTCCCAATTTAACGTTTGGTTGAGGTTAGCTGAAACAGGTATAAGGTCGCAGTCGTTGTCTATGTCGAGTAAGCGAATCAATTTCACCTTCGTTAAATCTTGCTCTCCGACAACATAACCTTCGATGTCGAGAACGCGCCACCAAGAATCTACAATCCAAATCTTGTCGCTCCATTGAAACGTGAATATATCGTTGATCGTTAAGGCAAACATTCCTTCCATTATACGCGCTTGTCCATCGTATAACTCTCGGTAGTAATTGCGCCACCAACGATTATATAAATTATCGTAAGGATTCGCAATAATTGTATGCGGTGGTATTTCGGGCGCAAAGTTTAAATCATTATCTCCGACACTTGCGTTCATTGTCGAGTAATTATTCAAACACTTAACTGCAGTTTGAACTACATCACCGCTTACTTCGTCGTACATATTCACGAAGAAGTCAGCGAAGTAGTAAAGTATGCGCGGTTTCGGTTGTACGAATTGTCCTTCTGCATTGATGAACTTCGGAACAACAACGTCGGTATTTTCGACAGGTGCTGAAGGTGTAGAAGCAAACGCTAACTCAACCTTTTCTTCACCCGTTGCAAACTCGTTAATCACTTCAAAGTCGTTCTCCGTTACTTCGTAGCGTCCGTAAATACGACCATTGTCTTTGTAGACTGAATTGAAATAGTCGCCGTCTTCGCTGTATGTGAAGGTGAACTTCGCCTTCTGCATATCGACAGTAGGATAGTACGCGATGTCTTTCGACAAGTCAAGTTTCGAAGTCCAGTCTAAAGTGTTTCCGCTTCCGATATATTCAACAAGTGGTTCAATGCGTAGTGTGTTTGGAAGTGTTCTATCTGGAACGAAGGCAAGGTTGAACATCTTTTGAATAGACGTTATGAAATCGATTTGCTTCATATCTGGAGCGTTCCATTCCATAACAACAGTATCTCCTGTTAATGCAGTTCCAACGCTTACTAATTCAATACCAGTTCCTGTATAATCATTCGCTCCGTTTCCTATTATATTAACTGAATATGAAGGTGGTGTTGCTCCTATTTCATAAGTTGAAGCAACTTGTAATCTAATTCTAAAAGTATCTCCTTCATTTAAATTTACCGTCCATAAAGTATTAATAGATGCAGTTGTTTCGGTTGCAGGATTTACTATATCAGCATAAGGTGTATTTCCAAATGTATTCCAAGCATTGTTAACATAACCTCTTAAAATTACGCTATAATAAGTTGCAGCATTAGTTGTTGTAACTTCTAAATTTGTCCATACTCTAAATGAAAATTGACCGCTAAAAGGAGCAGTAAAAATACCACCACTCCAATCGTTACCTGCATCTTCATATTCAGTTAAATGCGAATACAAATCGTAAGTATATGAACCAACAACAAAAGGAACTGAAGTTATTGTTGAAGCAACAGCCAAAGTACTCGCAATGTCATTTAACCCATTGTTTGAATTCAAGTATTGCCCATTCACGAAAGGAACGTAAATGTGGTCGAGCATATCGAATAAGTTAGCACTCGCCCATTGAACCCCTGCATCTCGAAGAATTTGATCGAACAAATAATAAGCACTTACTGCAGGTGTTAAATGACCAACGTAAAGAGGTTTATAATTAGGTTGACCTCCTACAATACCAGAATAAACAGGTTGCCCTTCAACATTCGAAGCTGTCAAATTCCACTTATCACATAACGTCAAAATAGTGTGTTCGTTCGGTGGTGTTTCAACGTTAGCGTGTAACAAGTCGTAATCCAAATCTCCTGCAACGATGCTCTGAATGTCGCGTAACTTCTTCTCGTTCAAAAGTCTTGCAAGGTTTGGAACTTCACCAAAGAACACTACCTCAAATTCGAACAACTTACCACTCTGCCAATATAATTTCTTCACTTGAATATGTCCTGTTGCGATAGGAATGGTGTTGACTGTTAATGTTGCTTCAACCTTCTTGCGAAAGTCAAACCACCCATTGAAGTTGACGTTGAAGATAGCACCGAAGAAATCAACGTTTGTTTTACTTGCAGGAATGCGGAACTCACGAGAATAATTACCTACCGAAGAAAAGTCAGTAAGGTCGGTGAACTTGTAGTTGAGGTGCATCTTCTCATTCTCGTAGAGGTCGATTGTCGCTGCGTTTCCGTCGTAGTCGGTCAGCGTTAGTATTACTTCGTTCATCATAAGCCTACAGGTTGTGAGTATTTCAAGTTCAAAGTAACGTTGTAAAGTTTTGAATAGCGTTCGTCTTTGATAACAAAGTTTTGAGCATCTACAAGAACAGGTGTTTGTGTTCCGTCATCATTGATTATAAACACGTCGTTAGAACGACACAAAGTCTGCAACAAGTTAAACTCTCCAACACTTACCCAATCGCTGTTTATTTGTAGCCCTTTCGTCGTTGTAACGTATCTATCGGTTACCCCTCTGTCGTCTGTTCCAAAAGAGAACGTTGAAGCGTTATATGTTCCAATTACTTTTTGATATTGCTTACGATCGTAGTTGAACGACAATTCACTTTTCTTCGTGAAGTTAAAGTAATCAACCCCACCGCAAGTATTTGTCCAACCCAGACGAACATTGTCAAAGCGACAATCGTCATCGACAAGGTAAAAACAATAAACGCGAGACTGAGGCGAATAAATAGGGAATGCTCCGAGCGTTCCTGCTTGAACTGTGTAGTATTTGACACCTGTAAAATCTAATCCGTAGTTAATAACACTTTGAGCGAAGGCAGGAAAGGAAGCGACCGCATTGTTCGTCGTCGTTAGCGTTCCGTATTGCGTGTCAACTAACGTATCGTTGTTGTCGTAGGTGCTAATTACAACCACATCTGCGTCGTTGTCAACCAATAGACCATTGTTCGCAGGTGCATACATAATACCCCAATCCGCTAAACGCGTTGGAATATACACCCAATCTGAAGATAAACCTCTTGCAGATGCTTCGCTCCACTTGTGCGTGTCAACGTTTCTTTCACTCATTAAATACTTTGTCGTTCCATTGAGCGCGTAGCGTGTGTTCGGGTTTGGTCTGTATCCGTCGCTAACTTGATATTCAGCAAGAAACGCGTACACGTCGTCGATGTCAGCCATTCCGCTACCGCTAACAGTAAACACTCCGTCAATCAACCAACCTTCTTTTATTGTGCAAGAGATGAAAGCAACGCTGGAAGTCTCAACGTCAAAGTCAACCGATGTGTGTTTTATCGAGTGTTGCAATTGCTCACGAAAGATAGGTGCAAGGTCAAGAATACCCTTGTTCGCAGCGTTAGGTTGAACATTCACTTGGAACGAACCGAAGTCGAACACAAATCTAAAACCTGTATTCGCTACGTTTGTTGAACTGCATACGATCATTAACCTTTGCCCGATAGGTGTGTATTGGTATGGTTGCTCGTTTATTGTTATTGCCATTGTTATATCTCTTTTAATTCATTATCTATTTTTGCTGAAAAGTCCTTTCCATATGCTTCGACAATCTTTGCCTCGTATTCATCCCAAATGTTTTCGTAAGCGTAGTCGAACGCTTTCCAACCCTTGATTCCGTCGCGTCTAACCTTGAACATAATTAGTTTTGCAACCGTTCTTTTCAGTTCTTCGTTTGTCTTTTTGAACTTCCCTGTTCCCTTGTCGCGTAGTCGTATTCCCTTTATCGACATCCAGTCGTAAATGGCTTGTTGCATTGGCGACATTTGACCTTTTGCAGGTTTGCTTCCGCTTCCTCTTTTGAAGGAATAAGGAGCGCCTTGCGACTTGCTCGTTCCATTCACACCATCCTCACGAAATAAGAAGTATTTATTCGCTTTCCCTTTCGCGTAAATGGAAACGTTTATTTCGCTTCCCTTAATCTTGAGTCGATACTTCAAAGACTTTTCAAGCGTACCACTTGCAACAGCGTTTGTAAAGTTCTTACCCACCTTTCGTTTCATACGATAGTCGGACTGCATCAATTCAACGAAACGTTTAGCCATCTCGTTAACCACAGCAAAGAAGTTTGGTGCGCTCTGTTCGTTAGCCATTGTCGTCTGGAATATCCTCTGTTACTACTTCGTAATTCCCCCACTCAATAGCCTCTTGCTCATTGAGCGTTTCGATATAACCATTCTCGGTAATCATTCGGTACTTTGTGATTATCATGTGCGAGGTGTTGTTAAGATGTTTTCATATCCGATGTAGTCGCAATAAAAACCGCGTGATGTTGTTCCTATTGTTTTGTGAATTCCTTGTTTAACAAGAACATATCTGCTATTTGAACCTAAAGGAATGTTAGTTGTGTGAGTAGCCACTAAAGTTCCATTCACATAAAACCCTACCGAAGTTCCTGCTGCATTTATTTCTATTCTTAATTTAAGCCAAGTTGCAGTCGCTACTGCTGTACTTGTAGTAGTTAGTGTTCGTGTGCTACTTTGAACTGTTACGCATTGCCAATTAGGACTCGCAGCCGTTCCGTTAGCAGTACCCCCCTCATCATAAGTAAAAAATACACCATCTCCTTCGCTACTATTTCCGCTTCCTGCACCGTAACCAAAAATTAAACGATAACGTTCTACGGATGTACTAAGATTATTTATGTTAATGGAAGTTTCATAGTTCCATGCTCCATTACCAAACCATAACTGCGCTAAACCTTGCGAGCTACAATAATTGATATAGTTAGTTGCAGCAGTAGAAGTTTGCATAAAAACAACACCTTGTTGTGTTGTTCTATTTGGAATTTGTGTACCCCCTACAATTCCTGCTGTTCCCCCACTTTGAAAAGAATTTAATCCGTCTATTGCATTATTAGATAGAAAATCAGTAAAGAATGAAACCATTCTCTTTCCTCTATCTATCATTGATAGATTATTAACCGCGTCAACGGTTGGGAATTTAACCCCTGTGCCATCTACTGCTAACGAGTTTTGCTTGTTGGCTGAATTTTCTTTTAGGTTTAATGCTGTTTGTGTTGCCGTTGAAACAGGTTTATTCGCGTCGCTTGTGTTGTCGACGTTGCCTAATCCAACAAAAGTTTTATCTACGGTTTCATTTTTCCACAAAGAAGACGCGCTGTCGTACACTAACGCTTGGTTGTCCGTTGGTGTTGTGATTTGTACTCCGTGAAGTTCGTCAAGTTCATATCCGTTCTGGATAGCCAAAACAACACGTCCTAAATTCGGATGCGAACGCGCGACGTAACCAATGAACACCGTGTGGTTCGGTTCAGAAGGTGGTGTATTCGCAACCATTCCCCCTGCTGTTGTTGCGCTCAACCAAAGTGTATCTCCTGCCGTGAATGCGCTTGTATCTAAATCGTGTAAAGTTCCATTAACCGCAATCTGTCCGTCTGCGTTATTCGCAATATCCGCAACGACCATTCCGATAGTCTTACTCGAAGTAAGTTCAGCGTTCGCTTGTGCAAGAACAGCGTTCGGTCGGTTTCCTGTTGCACCACTTAAATAGACAATCTGTCCTTTCGTTAGCGTTGAACCTGTGCTATTGCGAACAACGATTTGAATACGCTCTGCGCTGTCAACAACTCCGTCCACATCCGTATCGTAAACGCTTTTGAACATATCACCATATCCACTCAAGTTAGGTAAGTTGTCTAAATCGTTATAATCATTTGAGAAAGCAACCGCTCCCAAGTCTGCCGTGTTAGCCTTCAAAAGTATTTCAACCTGAAGGTCGTCTATTGCGCTTTCAATGTCGATAATAGTCTGACACGTTCCTATTGTGGCGCAAGTAAGTCCTACTTCATCGGTCAAAAGATACCAACCGCGCACCCCTTCGTCATTCGTTCCGTAGTAGTAGTTCGGTGCTGGTGTTGCTTCGTCATTCACTAACGACACGTTGCCGTTTTCGTCGCGTGTGATACTATCAACAAAAGACAAAATAGATCCTGTGCCACCTGTTGAACTTTCGAACATATCGTTCCACTCAGCAGGAATAGAACAAGCGTCCCAATAGTAAGGAACAAGAAGGTCAAGACTAACTGTCCAACCTGTTAGCGTGTTGTGGAACTCTTCAAGGAATGGTTCAAGACTTACGTTTTGAACTGTGATTAAGTCGCCAAACAAAACGCGGTGGTTTGTAATCTCGGCAACCAAGTCTTCAGCTATTCGTTGAAGGTCGGACAAGACCTCACGTTGAAACTCTACCTTATCATCTTTGTCGCGTGGCAGGTCAGCGAGGACAATCTGAAAACTAAACGTCTTTGTTCCTTGTGCATACGTTACGTTCGAAGGAACAACGTGCATGAAAGGATACTGCGTGAACTTTTCAAGGTCTGCTGTATCAATCTGTCCGTGAGAAAAAGATTTGAGAATAAAGTGTCCAGAGGCGAATGCCTTGAATCTATCTATAAGCGCGTTGTAGCTTTGTACGTTCGACATAATTGTAGTCTATTAAGTAAGTCATATAAGTAAATATCTCCCACGCGGATTTTTCCGTAATTGCGTCCAACTTTGTTATATCCCTTCCGCACGCTTCCATAAATAAGTGATACCAACCGTATCTTCCGAGCACTTGGTTTAATCCTTCGCGGTCGTCAATTCCTCCATCTCCTTCGTCAACTTCTTCACCTCGTTCTCCAAATAGTCGAGCGAAGTGTTGTTTAGTTCGGTTAGCAAAGTCGAAAAAAAAAGCATCGCACCATTGAATTGTTCAAGCGTCATTTGCTCAACATACTCCTCAACAAGTTCTCTATTTTGTTTGCTGTGAGGAACGATTGTGTACTTCTTTCCCACGCGCTTGTCAATAGGTCGGTAAAGCGTTCCCATTATTTTTACAATGTTAGCGTTCACGTCAGATGCCCACGTTGAGATGTCCGCGTATTCGCCCATACTGATAGCGTAAAGGTCTGGAATAAAACCGAAGTCTTTGTCTTTGATCGTAATAGTCTCGAAGAACTTCGCGCTTTCATTGA